CAATTAAAAAACAATTCAGGTTTCATATCACTTATCTTTATACATATTAACTTTTTTTGGTGAATTCCCAACAAAAATATTATAGATGTACGAATTCCGCTTAATGTTTTTATCTTACCATCACTATACTCATATACATTTAATTTATAAATGTTTTTAGGTCTTAATAATGGTGGAGCTATCTTTTTTTCAGATTCAACCAATTTAGTATATAAAGATGAAAATGGCATTAATTAACTTTATTTAATTTTGGTATTTGCATTTTAGTTGGATTCAATTTAGGAATATTGAATGGAACTATTTTTGGTGCATTCTTAACATAAGATTCCATTAGTTTATAAAATTTGTCATTCATTTTATCTAATGTAAAATTTGCCAAAGTATTACTTTTCAATCCCTCCGATTTACTTAAATAAGTATTATAGTTTTTGTAAACATCATAGATTTTATTTGCGGCCGAACTATAATTTACAGTGAACCATTGTGCCTCTTTCATAATAAATTGGTCTGCTGCAGATTCATCTACTTGTGTAAGTTGTCCTTCTAATAATTCTGCAGATTCTGGTGGTAGGAAATCCATATGTCCACTCCAACCACTAGCCAAAATCGGTTTACCTGTCAAAGTAAATTCAGCCATAGGTCTACCATATCCTTCACCTTTAGCAAATGAAATCATTGCTTTAACTTTAGGATGGTGGTATAAGTTACTCATATCAGTTTCTTCCATATCACCATGTAACAAATATACAGACGGTGCTTTATCTCCAAATGTTTGCAAAACTCCTTCTATTTTTTCTCTAGTAGCTTCTCTATCAATCACACTAAATCCAGCGTGAGATGTTTTAACAATAAGGCCTGGTCTTTTATCTTTTGGTAGATATTGAAATACCGTAGCAAATGTTTTAATTGCCATACCAATATCTTTTCTATCTTGTCCCAATGAACCTTTCAACCAATGTCCTACGATTAAGAAGTTAAAATCTTCTTTTACATTTGCTAATACATCCTTACCACTTCCTTTAGAAAATATTTCAGTATCAACTCCTTCAAAAAGAACTTCAATCGGTTTCGTTACTCTAATTTCTCCAACTACTTGTCCAGTAGCTTGGTCTTTTTGCTGATATATAGTTCCTCCTATATTTTGTTTTGTAAATTGGGATGGAACAATAATCAAATCCATTTTATTACAACCATCTATAAAATCTTTTGGACAAATTGTAGTTTCTACACCAGCTGTTACACCAATATTATAATCACCTTTTGATTCAAACTCATTTGCTACAGATACCTGTACAAATATATTTGGTTTACTTTCTAATTGTGGAATTACTCTTTCTAACATCCATCTTCCGAATTCACTCTCTCCATCAACTTGATTTTGTGGAGTGTTACCCCATCGTAGAGGTATAATTTTAATATCGTACTTATCCATCTTGCGTAGTGATTTCATTAAATCTCTACAATGGTCACCATAACCACTACGGGTAAATATAGGTCCTTGAAATACTAATGTTGGTTTCATTTTTTATAACTTATTTAATTTTAAATACTTCGAATCTTTCTCTTGGTTTCCAATTTTCAAATGTAGATTCCAAACCATCCATTAATGTTTGGCACATATTTGTATGTGTTAATCCCATCTCACCAACGAATGCCTGTCTACCTAATTCTGCGTTTGCTTTACGGATGTCTTTTGGTGTGTTATACATTTCTACTATCGCATCTGCAACATCCTCTATATCAACTCTATCATCCCAAATATAAGGTGTCGGAACTGAACCTGCTAGTGCCATTGCTCTACTCCAAACCGGCAATGCCCAAGGACCAGGTTTTGCTTTACCTTCCCACTTTCTCCACTCATGTAAAGAACCAATCTTAATGTAATCTTCTGCAGTTAGTAACTTACCATCAACTTTAAATCCACATTGGTCTTGCAATCCACCAGTTACATTTACAATGATTGGCGTTCCAGCCATTACCGATTCTGCAGTTGCTAATCCAAATCCTTCGTTATTAGCTATATTGATTGTCACATCTACCATATTGTAAATAAGATTCAATTCTTCTTGTGGTCTTCTTTTTTCTGAAAATATGATATTACATTCAGGTGCCATTACATCTATTACTGCATGCAAATCCGTTCCATTCTCATCCACAGGTTGTGTGTGCATTACCAAACAAACCTTATCTGCTTTTTCTTTACCTATCTTGTCACAAAACTTTTTAAATGCTACAATAACATCTGCAGGTTGTTTTCTTCTAATATTTCTATTACTCCAATATAGTACAAAATCATAATCCTTTCCACCTAAAATTTCTTTACGAAATTCTGCAGGCACATCAGCTGGTTTGTACACATTTGTATTAATACCATGTGGTACATAACTTACTTGCCAATCCTTTTTAGGTTTCCAAGTTGGTTTAGTATCTAATGCTGATAATCTTTTAATGATACCATATGTTTGGCGAGAAATACAACCAATCCAATCACAACTTTCATAGAAGTTACGATTATATAATGGGTCTGGTAAATCATCCCAAATTGCGTAGAATAGTAAAGGAACATTTTGTCTGATTTCATGTTCAATATCATACAACCATGTCCAATAACGAGGGTCAGTAAAGTGTAGGATAGCATCGGGCTTTTCAGTATTAATTAGTTGTCTAATCAAATCTGCGTTACCATACCCATTCCAAGGAAGTATTTTAACACTAGCATTAGCGATGCCATATGTTTTTTGAATATCTTCACTAACATCTAATACCTTACCTGCTTCGGGATGATTAATTGCAGCTCCTACTTGAAACCAATCGTATTTGTGTGCAGTACCTAGCACCAATTCCTTTGACATTGTGGCAATACCACTAGCCATTCTTAAGTCATCTGAAAGTAACAGAATTTTCTTTTTTGCCATAACTTATTTGTGTTGTTAAAATTGTGAACCTGAAATTTGTAATTTTAAGTATTCATTCATTTCTTGTCTAAACTCATCATCAGTAACATATCTTTCCACTGTTCTATTTACCAGCTTTTGAAGTGTAACATCCGAATCGAAAGATACTTTTTTAAATGATGAATATACGTCTTTCAGTATTTTCACAGTTGTTAGTTTTGTGTTGTCTTGATTCATTATAAATATATTTATATATATAAGTATAAAGTTTTCAAGAAAACATAAAATTTTATTTTGTAGCCTTTTTATCACATATTCCTCTATTCCCAAACTCACAGAACTTGCAATTCTTTTTTGCTGCACCTGGTACTTTGGGAAATTCAATATCTCTAAATTTACCTTCATTATCAAATACTTCATTGATAAATGCCATAAACTCATCATATACCTTCTTCACAGATGGAGAACCATGTGCTGGAATGTGCTTTGATACGTGTGGTACTGGAAATGCGGAGTCTTCCGGCAGTTTCCTACGAAGTATCTGATACTCTACTTTAATCTTTTGTAATGGAATATTAAATAACTCTGAATAATACTTTTTGTATAAAAGGATTTGTGAGTTTTTCATCTTATCAGCTTTTTGATACTGATTCCATCCCATCGTAGATGTCTTAAGGTCAATGATAATAATTTCATTTGATGCCAAGTCTCTAATAACAATATCTATGAATCCAATAAAGTGTACGCCCTCTTTAATAGTTGCGTTTAATGGAATCTCAATACCCACCAATTCAAATCCACTCTTTGAGTAGAATTTATGCATATGCTTATCCAACCAAGCTAATATACGTCTACCATCTCCATAGAATTCCTCTAATTGTATTTGAGTACAAGGAGTTCCTTCACTCATCTTCTCAACTTCACTCGTATAAGCCTTCCTCATATTTTCCAATAAGAGTTTATCTTTGTTAATTTCATCTGCTTGCTTTTTAGAAACACCATACATCACCGATAAGTAATGTTGGATTGTTTCATGCATAGCAGTTCCGAAAATTGTATGAATATTAGATGAACTTTCACCTAACTTATCTATGTAGTTTAACTTATATTGATGCGGGCAGCTACTCCACATAGAGTACTGCGAAAATGATACTTTTGCCATTATGTTTATTTATGTAAAGATACGAAAATTATCCCAATAAACCAAATTAAACTTTGAGTTTTAATTTAGTAATTTGCTTTGGGTCAGTACCATAATTCTCTGCGATTTCCTTTATGTGCATTTTACCGCTGGTAGTTTCATAAAGGATTTTAAGATAATCTTCTGCTTCTGATTTAGATACTTCATATTGTCTTGCTACCAATTCAACAATCCAATCTTCATACTTTTCAGATGAGGCTGGTTTCATATATTTTAGAAATGCTCTTGTCTTTGGAAT